TTAACTGGCGATGTATGTTGATAGTTTATCGACAACATCGTTTTTTTGTGTTTTGGAAAGGTGGGTGTATAGGTCCATAGTGATGGAGATTTTAGCATGTCCAAGTCTTTCTTGGGCCATCTTTGCTGGTACTCCGGCCTCAAACAGTAAGGAGGCATGTGTGTGTCTAAAGCCGTGAGGGGTAATTGGTTTGAGATGATATTTTTTGATGATCTTTTTCAAGCTATCTCTAAGCGAAACCGGTTGGATAGGAAACATTTTCAATGGGCCTCTGATAGGTCGAGGTAATGTCTTGTAGTATTCTCTTGCAAGGCGCATGGTTTCAGCATCCATTGAGATTGTTCGTTTGCTCTTTTTGGTTTTTGGCTCCTGTTCAACCAGGCCTTCCTTGGTTCGTGCTATGGTCTTGTTAATTCGGATAGTGTTGTTTTTGAAATCGAAATCACTGTCATCTAAAGCAAGCAGTTCGCCTATGCGTAAACCGCCATAAGCAAGAATGCGATACATGACCAAATCTCTTGGTTTTTTATGTTTCTTGACAATATCCAGGAATTTATTGAGTTCCGCTTTGTCGTAGTAATTTTCAAAATCATCTGTTTTAGGGCGATAGCTACAACGGGCCCGGATAGTCTTATCCATTGGGTTATTATCTAGTACGCTAATATTAACAGCAAACTTAAAAATTCGATTAACAAGGCTGATGTATGAACCGTAGGAACGGAACTGAGATAGATGGTTCACCAATTTTTGACAAATCAAGACGGTTATTTTGTCGATTTTGATATGACCCAAGAAGGGTTCAATTTGTTTGAAGTAACAGTTTTTTGTCGTCAGAAACGTAGATGCTCTGACGGTATTTTCATATTGTTCAAACCAAAGTTGGGCCACTTCGTGGAAAGTGGTAGCGTTGTTCCGTTTCCAAGATCCTTGATTTTCGTATTGCTCAATCAATGTTACTTCAGCACGCTTTGCTTCCCGTTCGGTTTTAAAACCTTGTCGTGTTGTGCGGACTTGCTTACCTGTTACAGGGTCAACACCAAGGTAAGCAACAAACTTATAGGCGGTTTCGCCGTTTTTCTTTTTGTATTTTTTTATCATTTTGTTTTCCTTTCTCTTGCGCTGGGGAGTGCTTTTTGAGATAAGGATTGGCATCATCTCCTTAAATATGATATAATTAGAGTACGCAAAAGGTCCTGCTGAATAGCTGGTCTTTGCTTATTTGGTTACCCTACACTCAAGCTTGCCGGCGGAGAGTGTGGGGAGTTTTTTATTTTTTGAGGAAGAAATTGACAATAATTGAGATAATCAAACCAGCTAGAGAGATAGCAATTCCTACAAGCCATCGGTTTGTAGCTTTTCGCTCTTGCTCTCTTTCGGCTTTTTCTTTTACTTGTTGTTCGAGTAGAAGATTTCTTGTTTCGGATAGAATATGATTGATACTGTAATCGAGTTTTTGATTTACCTGATCAAATTTTATGTCTACTTTTTCAAATCCGTCACGCATTTCTTGGCGCAAATTGTCAACAATCATATCGACTTTTTCAAACCCGTGTTGAACATCTGAATTGAGTTTTTCAAACTTCAAATCAATTTCAGATTTTGTGTATGTTTCTTGTGGCATAATAGAATCCTCCTGTTGTTTTCTTGATTCTATTATATCATCAAAACGTGGTAAAGATGGCTTTGTTTTCGCAGTTGCATTGTTTAAGTATGCAATATTTGTAGGCTTACTTTTAAAATTATCCTGTGCTTCCATCATAACATCTCCCATAAGCCAAAATGATGATAGCTATATGCTGTGTCAACTTCTTTACCATTTTCATCTAGCAATATAAATAAAAACAAGAAGTCACTTGGGGCCTGAATTGTAAAATTAAAATCAAAATTTCCTGTGGCTTTTCCATATCCGTCATCTAGCAATACAAAATCTTGTTTAGCAATATTTACTCTTGTGGCGTGGACTGGATAGTGTGTACCATCTGGGAAATGTGCCGAAACAGATAGTATGTAATTGGTGTTAGGTCGTAAATTAAAAAAATCTAAGAAAGCTACTAAAGATACAGAGCCAGGATAGAAATCAAAGTTGTTGATAGTGCTTAACAGTTGACCATTGCCTGTATTTACAATTTTTAGAGAGGTCATTTTTTCTTTAAATAGATTTGATTTCATCGGGATACCAACCATATTCTTTTTTCCTTTCATCCAACTAAATTCAAATATTCTTCCTTGACCATAGCCTCATCAGCTATGGTCTTTAATTTGTACTTTTCCATAAAGACCAGGTAATTGAATTGAGTGTGGTCCTCAGCAATTTCTAATTCTTCTTTCAAAAGGTGATGGATCATGTTTCTGTTGGCTTCTAGTTCACATTTTTCACGGAACATCTGATAAATGTGTGGCATATGTCCTTTGTGGCCAAGTTCGTGTAGAGCGACTTGCACTCTCTTTGTTTCAGGGATTGCATCACTTAAGAACATAGTCAGTAATTCGGGGATATAGAAAGCTTCATCCTCAAATAACTGATTTTCATAGATTTCAATTTTTACCCCAAACTCTTCAAAAAGTTCTTTCTCTGTCACGGGTAATCAATTCCTTTATCGTTTTAGTTTATAAACGGTGCTACGGTGTTCGATTTGAAAAACTTCGATGGTGACAATATCATCGTGGATAGTTGCGATAATACGGTAGTTTCCGACACGGTAACGCCATTCTCCTGAGCGGTCGCCAACTAAACCTTTTCCGTGTTGTCGTGGGTTAGTGCAGCCGTCTAGGTTATCTACAATCCAATTATAGATTTCTCTTGCGATATGCTTATCTAGTTTTTTGAGCTGTTTGACAGCTTTTTTGGTCAGGTTTACCTTATATTGCAAAGCCTAACTCCTTTGCGACTTCTGATAGGGTGTAGCGTGTGCCATCGTCTTCTGATTGTGCCTTTCGTAAGGCTTTGAGGTCGGCTTCGTCTTCTAGTTTTTCCAGGAGCATTTCTGTCACTAAATCATCTAGTTTGGTGTTATGTTCTTTGAGGTACTCCGCAATCAAGTTATCTTGATGTGGTGTTGTATTTAGTGTTAAAGTTGTCATCACTTTTCCTCACCTTCTTAAATAAATTTCGATGATGTTCTGAATTGCTTTCTTATCTTCATCAGACAGAGGCTTACCGTTGAATCGCATGGCTGTTCCAGCCAATCGCTCAACATCCACTTCTTTACCTTCAAAGTAAAACTTCTCAGTTTCATCGCTGGCAATCCGAGGGTTATCCGTCCGTCCGAGCAGGTAGTCTGTCGATACGTTGAAGTAGTCGGCGATTTCTTGCAAACGTTCAGCAGATGGTTGGTTTCTTTTTAAACCATACAATGAGTTTTTTCCTAGTCCAAGTTTCTCTTCTAATTGATTTAGCGAAATTCCTTGTTTTTTACAAAGTTCTTTGACTATTTCAAATGTTGAAAACATTGATTTATCAACCTTTCTAAAGGATGACAAAAAATATTTTATAAAATACGCTAAAAATGCTTGACATAAATTTGCGTATACGCTAAAATAGTTTTTGTAAAGTTAAAGAGTTAGTGAAAACGCAAGTTAAAACTAATTCAAAAAATAAAAGCTTTGGCGAGCAGAATGTATTGATTGAACGATGTTTTATCAAGTATTTTCTTTATATCCTCATTTTAGCGTATATGCAAAATATTGTCAAGGTTTTTACTAACTTTTTAACTAAGTTCTTTGACAAGTGAATAGAAACGTGGTAAGATATAGGGGAAGTTAAGATTGTGTTCTGCCTAAGGGCAGGGCGTTCATGTTAAAACCTCCAAGTCGTCAGCTCTGGGGGTTTTTATTTACTCAAAAGCCTCTCACTGTCGTCAGCAATGAGAGGCATGGCGTTAATCCTTGTCATCGAACTTATCAAGCAACCATGTCAGCAGAACTGGCACAGCAACTAATACAAGTGGATGAGTTAAGATTGTATTGATGACGTTCATGTTATCACCTCCCTTCACTCTATGGCTAAGAGCGGAGATTTGTGACTAACGCCACTCTATATTATACCATGTTTCTATTCAGTTGTTTCAAGAACATTGTCCTTTGACAAGTGAATAGAAACGTGGTAAGATATAAGGGAAAATAAGTGTTTCGATAAACCATCGGACAAAGAAAGCCCCCTGCTAACTTCCACATAAGCAGGGGGCTTTTTGACACTATCAATCTTCGTCTAGCCATTTTTCAATGACAAGTAGAAGGATACCGACCACTAACGGGCCGATGATAGATGAAATAAGTGTTTCTACCATTGGACTTCTCACCTCCCTTCGAGGCGGTATCGTAAGTGCCATTAAATATTATACCACGTTTCTATCAGTTGGATAGGAGCGTTTTTTATTTCGTGGAAAGGAAAGGAGAAAACATGAGTCAACAACATCAAAAATGGCTGGATTTGGTCAAGGAGCGAATGCAGCAAAAAGGTTGGAATCGTTCGGACTTGGCTCAAGTGGCAGGTGTATCATCAGCTATGATTACCCGACTACTTAATGAAGGTCATGGAAGTGACGATTTGAAAAAACATATTTCCGACAAGCTTGGTATTCGCGAGCCGTGGGAATTGTTTGTGGGGAGTTAGAAAGGAGAAGGGGATGGAAGAAGTTGCTGAAGTTATTGAAAAAGAAAAAGACCACCTTGAAAAGATCATTAAGGTAGTCAAAAACGGAGGAAAGTTTCTTAGACCTCCATATCAAAAGAAGTCTATTTCGATTAGCGAAAACTTGAAGATGATTTCTCATAATCTTGATAGATTGAGCGAGCAAGTTCGATGAACCAAGGCTCAGCATTCATGATTTCGAGGTGTTTAAAGAAACCGTCTTTAGTTTCCAATTCTATATCATGAGCGTAGCGTAATACCTCTCTTGCAAAGATAGTCTCGTAATCAAAATCTTTGCCATCGTCGTAAATGTCACGCTTGCTTGCATCGAGTAAATACTCTTTAAAAGTCATGACTTATCTCCTTTCTTAGTTGATAAGTCGATTATAACAAAAAAGCCCCTTGACAAAGTCAGGAGCTTACCAAAAATTACACTTAAATTATAACACAGAAAGGAAAAATTAGCTATGGATATAGCAGAATATCATAAATCGATGATTGAAGTCATAGCAAATGACTTGTTTGATAAAGTCTCAGAACTGATAGAGATGCATAACAAGGATGTGTGGCTTACCCAACAGGAATTGATGGACCGAGAAGGTATTTCGTGGCAGGAAGTGAAAAAAATGGAACGCTTCGGCTTGCAGTCCATCAAGCAAGGGAAGTACAAGAAGTACTGTCTTGCAGATGTTAACGAAGTAAAACACTTGATGAAGAAATAAGGCGCTGGGGAGTGCTTAAATAAAAAAAACAACTAGGAGTTTAGAATGACAGAAACAATTTTTGACGCTATTGCAAGTGTATCAGTATTTGCTCTGCCGATGTTGGCAGTAGGCATTGTGGAGCAACGGAAGGCTGAGAAAAAGCGGATGTGTGAAGAATTTGAAGAAATTCGGCGCAGAGACTACCTGTACGGCTTTAAAGCAGGTATGGGGTATCAGAGTACCTGCGACATTGAAAAAGCTCGTAACGGGCTAAAGAGAGACGCTCAGCAAGTGGATAAGGAGTGGAAAAGATATGCAGAAATGGTTGGCTAATTTCTTAAAACAAGAAAAACCTGCTATCCCTCGACCGCTTTACACACTGGAGCAGGAAAACCAAATATTGCATGACATGGTCCGCGAAATTGCTGTGGAGCGAAATGCTTATCGCATTGATAATCAGCGATTAAGGGATGAAAATGAACGGTTGAGGAGGATTTTGGAAGGATGACGAACATGACAGCGATTGACAACTCACTTCAGCGAGGAATTGTTGGAGTTTAGGAGGAATGGTTATGGCTTATGCAACACCTTGTCAGGAATATCCATAAAAACTATACGCAGTTGAGCAATCATTCTGCTCAAAACAGTGAGCTTAGTTTACAAGCTAAAGGGTTATTATTTGTGCTGATGTCGAACAAAGACACCTGGAAACCTTACATCGATGAACTTTCCAAACGCTCAAAGAACGGTCGAGAAGCTCATAGAAATGCCTTTGAAGAACTAAAAGACAGCGGCTATATACGTATCTACAGAAAAAGTCTAGGGAGAGGAAGAGGAATTCAGAACTACCCCTTAGTTTCCGACATCCCTATCACAGATAGCTATTGGGAGTACTGGAAAGAAAAGGTTGATGATGAGTTATCCACAGGTGAATCGTCAGAGTGAATTTACAACTTACGGGTTTTACAAAGTTGTATTTTTCAAAAGTTGAATTTTACAAAGTTGTATTTTTCAAAAGTTGAATTTTACAAAGTTGTATTTTTCAAAAGTTGAAAAACCCGACACTAATAATAACTAAATAAAAATAATAACTAACTTAATAATAATCTAGGGGCTATCGCCCACTAATAAACAATAAGAGGCTAAAGCCTCTAACTAACTTAAAAACAAACTAATCGTTATATATAAATAATATATATATAGGGATTTACAGAAGTTATCCACAGGAGGAAAATCATGAAACAAAATAACACATTTATCGTATTGCGAGATAAAGAAGGGAACTATTTAGCTAGTTACAAAAACAACGAACACGCTTTAACTTATTCGGCAGGGTGGACTGGTGAGATTGAGGCGGCTTTGAAAATTCCAGAAAAATATTATTACGGCAAGGACCATGAGAGCTACTTGGCAATGGCAATGATGTTCAACGCTGAGCCAATCAAGGTGCAGGCAGAATATACCTTGACCACCTTGGACGGACAAGAGCCAGCTGAACCAGTCAAAGATACTGATGACGTCAAAGACTCAATCAAGAAGTTGCTTGATATTTTGACTAAGGACTAGTCAGCGATGAAATGGGAACTACGTGAAAATCTTGTCTGGCAACGTGCCACGGCAGGAGAGAAGGAAAAGCTACTGGATACAGGTCTAGCTGATAAGGCAGGATACATCCGCCTTGTCAGAGAGCTAGGTAGAAAGTATGTGGCCTAGGAGGTGCGACATGGAAGGTACTTACCCATGGTTTGACTATGACCGTGACTATCTACAACCTGAGGAACCGAGACAGGTGCATGATCCTGATGAATGGGTGTTCAGAGGCGGTCAATGGATTTATGTAGGGGATGCATAATGACAGAGGAATTACTAGATACAATCCGACGGCTGAGGTGTGATTATTTCCACCTAGGCCGAGAGCTGGGCAAGATTATCAACGAACAACAGGACTTGATATTTGCCTTGAAACGAGAAAATAAACGCTTAGAGCGTGAATATTGGAATTTGAAACAGACGAAGAGGGGAAAGAAATGAGTAATCTTGCAGTTATTCAAAAAGATATTACAGATGCCGTGAATGCGAAAGTGTCGCAGATGCAGAACGAAGGCTTGGTAGTAGCACCAAACTACGCACCGGCAAATGCTTTGAAGTCAGCATTTTTTGCCATGACCAACAGCCCAAGCGGGAACTTGCTTGAAAAGTGTTCGAAAGAAAGTATTGCTAATGCCTTGCTTGACATGGTTGTTCAAGGGTTAAGTCCAGCAAAGACCCAATGCTACTTCATTCCATATGGGAATACATTAAAAATGACACGGTCCTACTTTGGGACTATGAAGGTTGTCAAGCAACTGTCCAACGTGAAAGATATTTGGGCAGAGGTGGTCTTTGAAGGGGATGTACTTAAAATTCGCAATGATAATGGGCGCAAGGTTCTTGAAAGCCACGAAACAGATTGGACCAACCAAGATAACGCAATTATCGGTGCTTACTGCATCATTGAAAAAGTGGACGGTGAGCGCATTTTGACAGTTATGACCAAGAAAGAGATTGATCGCAGCTGGCAACAGTCGAAAAATAAATCTGTCCAAAATGCCTTCCCTCAAGAAATGGCAAAACGTACTGTTATCAATCGTGCAGCCAAACAATTCTTCAATACATCGGACGATAGTGACATCTTGATTGAAGCTGTTAATCGGACAACTGAAAATGAATTTGATGACAATCGTCAAATCAAAGAAGCAGAGCCAGTTCAATCAGCTGGGCAGGATATCCTGGACAAGATGACTGGAAAGACTGTCGCTGAAGAACCTGCAGAAGATGCAACTATTTCCGAAGTGGAAACTGTCGAAGAAGCAGGAGTGGATATTTCCAAAATGGAAACAACCGAGCAGGTCATCGATGCCGAAACGGGCGAAATCTTAGATGAGGAGGAACCGTTCTAATGTCTGAAGAACTATCTCTATTTGACAATCTGGAAAGTATGGCGCCAGTTCCGACTGCGACAGTATTAGATTTTGACTTTGAATTCACACCGGCCCAAATCACTATCGTGGGCAAGGATTTGTTGGAGCAGGCACTTACTGGATACGTTGAAAAATACAAGAACTACACTGTCACGGCAGAAACGTTTGAAGACGATGCCAAGGTCCGGGCTGAGTTAAACAAACTGCAGAAGAAGGTCAAGTCAGCTGTTAAAGAAAAATTGGCAGATTACAACAAGCCCATCGACGAGGTCAAGGCTTGGGTGGACGGCTTGTTGGAACCTATTGCCAAAATCGGCAAGTCGATTGACGAAGGTGTGAAGGCGTTTGAAGAACAGGAACGACTTAAACGCGCCAAAACCATTGAGGAACTATTCCATAAAGCTATTGCAAGCACAGGAAAAGACATTGACATCCGTTTGTTCAGCAAGTATTTTGATGAGTTTTCTAAGAAAACATGCTTCATGGCTGACAATGTTCGTCCCAATAAAGCCACAGTCAATATGGTTGCCAGCTTGGTAGAGGAAGAAGTGGCCAAGAAGGAAGAATATGAGTCAGCACTAATCAAAATTACTGAAGCAGCTGCCAAAGCAGACTTTGGTCCAGCTCCTTACGTACGTAATTTTGAACAGGGAGCAAGCTTGGCTGACATCTTGCAGGCAATCGCTGATGATAAAGCCTTGGCTGATAAGACTCGTGAAGAAGTTAGGCGCAAGCAACAACTGGCAAAACGGATCGAAGAGATGACTGCTATTGCAGAAAGCAAGGGACTAGATTCGAAAAAGTATGCTGCTATGCTCAATTCAGGGACATCTGCGCTTACAGTACATGAGGAGCTTGTTAATGACGCAAGAAAATGGCAAGAAGAGCAGGACCGAATGGAGCAGGAATTCCTAGCTCAACACGGAGCTGTTTGCGGAAACGTTCAAAATCGTCAAAATTCTGACGAAATTCAACGAGAAAATATGTCTGAGGGCAAATATACCTCCGAACAAAAAAACGCGTCAGAGGACAAAATAGAGCTGAATAAGAAGGTGGTCAAATGGCAAGGTGATTTCAGAATTACTTTCCCAGACGGAGAGACCGCTAAGTTATTCGGTGGTAAGGGCGGTTTGTATGAACGGCATGGGATAGTTGTTGAGAAATTAGGAGAATGGGTAAAAATCAATGACTAAACTAACTGAAGAAAATTACTACCAAGACCGTCAATGGTTGTCTAATTCTCGCTTCAAGGCTTATATGGACTGCGAAGCGAAAGCTAAAGCCATTGATGACAAGGAGTGGACGGACAAGTGTGATGATACGGCTTTGCTTGTCGGAAATTACGTTCATACCTACTTTGAATCCGAGGAAGCTCACGCCAATTTTGTTGACACCAACAAAACTAGGATGATTTCAAGCCGTGGCGCGACTAAGGGGGAGCTGAAGAAAGAGTTCCAAGTCGCCCAGAACATGATAGATGCTCTGAAAGATGACGGGAAATTCTTGGGACTTTACCATGGTGCTCCAGGTGATGATGTCCGCAAGGAGATGATTTTAGAAGGCGAAATCTTCGGTATCAAGATCAAGGGTAAGGTGGATAGTATCAACTTGACTGAAGGCTATTTTATAGACCTGAAAACCATGAAGACTATCCGCGGTCTTGAATGGTCCGATGTGGAACGAAAGAAAATCCATGGAGCTGCTGCTAACATTTTAGGTTTTCGCTACGATGTCCAGCTGGGGCTGTATCAGGAATTGTTGCGACAAATGGGCTATCCAAATTTCGTCCCGTTCGTTGTAGCTGTCAGCAAGGAAGACGTTCCTGACAAAGCAGTTATCACCCTTTCGCAATATCGTTTGGACGAAGGTCTGCAATTCTTCGAGAACAATGTCGAGCGTGTTGCAGGTATTATTGCAGGCGAAATCAAGCCGAAAGGTTGCGGAAATTGTGACTACTGCCGCAGTAAGCGAACCTTGGACCGTGTAATCAATTTGGATGATTTGATTGCGGGGATATTTTAGAAAGGCGCTTTAAATGACAAATTTTGACGAAAAAATGAAGCAGTTGAAGGAAGAATCTATAGCTGAATTTTCTCTGGTAGCTGGAACAATCGAAGAAGCTAGAGAGTTGATCGAATTGGTCAAAAGTAACGGCATCAAATGGTTCAGCGGAGAACCAATTGAACATATGTCTGAATATATTTATAAAAAAATGCAAACATACCCAGAAAAAAGATTTGTCCTAAATTTCCGAAATGGTTTCAACTTGAAGAAACAATTGACAATCTTTTGTACCTGGGAACACAGATAACGTGCCGTGAACCACGAAAAAAGCGAACTAGAAAGCGTGTCAATTGGAAACAATCAGTTGACAGTTGGACGATAGCGACTGCCTGTATTTAGCCAAAACTCACACAAAGGCAGTCGCTAATTTTTAGAGAATATGGTAGCTCATGAAAAAGAGTATGCCCTCTACAAAGGCGATAAGCTACTAGCAATCGGAACAGCGAAAGAATTAGCTGAACAATTCGGTGTGAAGGTGTCAACGATACACTTTTACAAGTCGCCGGCTTACATCAAGAGAACCAATGAGACGAAAGCGAGGCGATTAGTTGAAGTTTGAATTTATTTTGTCTAACACTAAGCGCAAAAAAGAGATGTTGAACGCTAATGACAGAATGAGCTGGGCACGGAAGGCTAAAATTACCGCCTATCTTCGCCAAATTGGGTGTTTAAATATTCCCAAGGGTAAATATACCCCTTACACAAAAAAACGCCCCTGTGGGCTTGTGGTGACGATATACGCACCGACTAAAAGACAGATGGATCCACCGAACTTTTATCCGACTGTGAAAGCCTTGGTTGACGGCATGACAGACGCTGGCATCTGGACAGATGATAGTCATGAGGTGATTAAGTTTATGACGTTTGAGTATGGTGGTTTGAGTGGCCTGAAAGATAAATACAGAATCGAAATAGAGGTAAAAGAGATACATGAGTAATTTTGAAGAATTGAAAAATAAAGTTGTCCATTGGGCATTAGAGAGGGATTTACATGAGGCAGACCCTAAAATCCAATGGATGCGAGTGACTGAAGAGGTTGGAGAAATCCGAGATGTGTTGTTAAAACCAACCAAGTTCGAGAATCCAGAGCAAGCGTTAAAAGATGCCATTGGTGACTCCTTGGTCACGTTGATTGTATTGGCTTATCAGTTGCGTTTGGATTTGGTGGAGTGCCTAGAAGTTGCGTATGAAGAAATCAAAGACCGTAATGGAAAAATGGTCAATGGTACATACGTGAAGTCGGAGGATTTGTGATGGAAAACTGCAAATTTAGTACAGATATGGAAAAATGGTACCCGGTAGGAAGCAGGATGGAAACAGAGATTTATGATAGCGTAACCAAGCCCAAACACTACCAAGGCAAGTACGGTATGGAAGCTTTGGATGTGGTCAAGAACTTTATCGGTAATCTGGCAGGCGAATCTGCTTATTACTGGGGCAATGTCATCAAATATCTGTTGCGATTTCAGCAGAAGAACGGTGTTGAGGACTTGAAGAAAGCTAGACAGCATTTGGATTGGTTGATTGAGGATATGGAGGAGTAATGCAAAAAGAAGGATTAATAGTAGTAGCACTAAGTTTTGCGTTGATTGTGTCACTGATTGAAGTACATAGTATGCGAAGCAAGATTGACGTCCTGGAATCCCGTGAACCAGTCATCATCTACCAAGTCGATAACGCTGGCACACATATGTTTGGAAAAGTCACGGCTAAAGACGTACTTGATAGTCATTACTATGTCGAGGTCAAGCCGTATGGTAAGTTCCTCGTGACCAGGGAGCAGTATCACGAAATCGAAATCGGGCAGGAGATGCCTGAGTGGTTGAAAGGGAGGAAGAAGTAGTGAGAGTCGCAGAAATTATCGCAACCTGTCACAAAATCAACACCAAGCCCAATATCCATCTTGGAGAGGTGCAGGATGTGTACGAGTCCAGAGATGGACAGATGCGGTATTACGTTAACAGGAAGAATGGTGTGGCTTATCTGTATGCGACACAGGAAAGAGGGAAATTTTGGGTCTTGTCAGATTGTACACAGAAGAAGAACTAGATTATCTTTGGCTGGCTATCGAAGATAAAGAGAGCAATTATGAAGATGTGGCTGCTTTACTTGGTCGTACAGTATGCGGTGTGAAAGGTAAGGTTTGGAAACTTACAAAAGGAACCAATAAAGGCGGATTAGTTAGACGCCCGTGGACACCAGACGAGCTTGATAAATTGCGACAACTCTACCCTATTTTGCCTATGGAAGCTGTTTGCGAGAGATTGAAACGGACCAAAAGCGCTATTAAGACACAAGTTGTCCGATTAGGTATTCGCAAGCGTGATATGATTTATCGCGACGAAGATGAAATCAGATATTTAGCAGAACAAGGGTTATCATACCGTGAGATAGCTGAGCGGACTGGTGGGACGGTCAAAAATTTAAGAAACTATGCTTACGAGCACGGTATCAAGGTCCAACCAGAAAAACGGAGCGACAACCATCCTTGGCGATTGGATGCGGAAAAGATATTTGCCCAGAAAGAACGTTGGAGAAAGGAGCATTTGGAGGGGACAAATGAATAAACAATACAAAATCGGTGACAAAGTCTTTGTGAGAGGCATTGTTAATTCGGGAGTAAGAAACGGGGGAATCCATGTATTACATGATGGCATTGATACCTTTTACATGCTAGACCAAATCCACGAACCGCAGACAGTTGTGGTGCCGAAGTTTATCGCTGATAGTATCGAATATTGCAAAAATGAAGAAGGGTATGGATTGCTCCGTGCAATGGATTACTGCGATGAATACAATGATACTGGCGAATGGTTAGAGCACAACCAAGAGACTTTCGCCCTAGCGTGGCTTTTCGGCTATGAGATTGAGCGGGAAAAATTGTATACGGTGGAGTTGTTTAATGGGCAACCACTTGTAGAAGAAAAGAATATTTTGTATTTCAGTTCGGACTTGGCCGCTTCAAATGCCCATGTGGGTAAAGACAAGCTTGAAGCAGCTGGCTTTGGTTGGGTGTTTGATTGCAAGGGTGTGAAGGTCGTGGAGGTAAAAAATGATTAAGAAATATCATCGAGTTAAATGCAAACTACATGGATGGCTAAATTGCCATTATGATTATGACCAAGATAAATATTCGACTGCCGAAGCTATTAGCGATTTTATTTATTCGATAATTGATGATTTTAAAGTAAAAGCAAAATTACGGATTTAATCGAAAACATTTAAAAAACCGGACAGATGTGTATCCAATTGCAAAACAAGAACGTTTTATCCTCATGCAATCCACAGGGCTGTTTGATATCAACGGCAAAGAGATTTTCGAAGGGGATATTGTTAGAATGCACTCAGGAGAGCTTTTACCAGTAAAGCTACACCACGGCATGTTCGAGCCCGTTTGCTATTACGCCAGCCGTGCCTTTGGAAGGGTTGGGAATGTTTTTGAAAATCCTGAGTTGTTAGAACATCCAGATTTTAGGGAGGAAATCAATGACTAAAAAATTAGGCGTGCTACTGGTCGATGCGCCAGAGCTGATGTATTTTGACTATAATTACATAATGGACGTAGAGGAAGATGGCAAAATTAAATTTACTGTCAATGAAACGGACATTTTAGAGGAAGTGGTAAAAGCGGCTTGGAAATGCACCCAAGAAGAAGCGCAGAAATACCCACAATTTCGGTGGGTAGCGTTGGAGGAGTTGGAATGACATTTATTGAGCACAATAACCGTAAGCGTGCTAACAAATTCGCCGAGTATATTACCAGTCCTGTTTTGCGGCAGTATCTCGCCGACAAAGTAAAGCGATATTGTGGTGATGATGTGTCTGTGTTTGATGGTGCGGCAGGTTCTGGGCAACTGGAACAATTTATCAATCCATCAGAGTTCCATGCTGTGGAAATCCAACAAGAGGCCTGCGATGCTTTGAAAGAAAACTATGAACATGCCATCGTCCACCACATGAGTTTCTTTCAATACCAACAAGATATCCTTGTGGATGCCATTGCGATGAATCCGCCTTATTCTATCAAGTTCAAGGATTTACCAGAAGATGATAGACAGGCAATCCGTGATGAATTCCCTTGGAAGAAGTCAGGGGTAGTAGACGATATCTTCCTGTTGAAGTCTCTAAAGTATACCAAACGTTACGGATTCTATATCATGTTTCCTGGTATTGCTTATCGCGGGACAGAGAAGATGATGCGTCAGACGATCGGAAATCAATTGGCAGAATTGAACGCTGTTCGAAACGGTTTCGAGGATACAGGTATTGAGGTTCTTTTCTTGGTCATTGACAAGGAAAAGACGACCCAAGATGTCTACAGAGAAATCTATGACGCTAAGTTAAAAAAAGTAGTGTATACAGATGGTTGTCAACTATCAGATGACTACCACTGGGAAACACCTCGTGAGCCTCAGGTTAAGGAAGAGATAGACATTGATGCGGTGAACAAGGAATTGGATGATTTAGCTGTCAATCATTTGAAAAAGCATTTGATGAGCAATCTGCTGATTATCCAGCACTTTCAAGCAGACATTGACTATCTCGCTTTTATTCGTAGGTGTAGGGACTTGCTAGATCAATACGAAACTTATTATCGATTTGGAGCGTCTGTATGATGCCAAAAGAAGTAAAGAAATATAAATTGCTTGAGGTTTGTGAACTTGTAGCAGGAGTTCAAGCGACGAAATCAGAAACAGGCATCTTTCCAATTTACGGGGCTGGTGTAAACCCAACAGGAATGAGTGATAGCTCAAATTGTCCAGCTGGCAGTATTCGCCTGACCAGAAAAGGGACTGTTGGTAATGTTTACTTGCACGTTGAACCGTTTTGGGCAGAGGACGCTTGTTTTATCGTTGAACCCAAAGAGGTGATTGACAAGATGTATCTGTTTCACTGGCTACTGATGAAGCAGAAGGAGTTAGCTGCGTGCGCTGAAGGGACAATCATGCCTGGGCTAAGTTTGCATCGGTTAAGTCATCTGGAGATAGAGGTGCCTGATATGGAATACCAGAAGCAAGCTGTGGCTTTGCTAGAGGAAATATTGGACAGGTCAGAATGGTTTATCCAGTCCATACCAGTAGAAATTGACTTGTTACAAAGAAAAACACAAGGGTATCTTGAGGATTACATAAATAAGCTAAAAAATACCCACAGTTTAGACGGATAACGTTGGAGGATTTATAATTCTAGGCTTTCCGACTGTCGCAGATCTGTGGGTCATTCTACCCAAAATAAAAAAAGAAGTATTACAAAATCGGAGGAATAAAACAATGTACGAAAATGCATATCAAGTAACAAAACGTCAGATAGCAGCAGGCGCTACAATTATTGGACTTATTATTTTTGCAGTATTTTTTAGATTGACCGCAGTTGTCAAAATTCCAGCAAATACCGTAGGTGTGAAGGTGTCGGCATTCAACGGAGTACAAGAAAAGACTTTACAGACGGGCTACCATCTGAAAGTTCCATTTGCTGATAAGGTGTATAAGTTACCGACATCAGTTCAGACCAAGACCATGGAAGCTATCACGACACAGACGAAGGATGGTCAGTGGTTGAATACTAATATTGACGTTAAATACAAGGTCAACAAAGCAGAAGCTATGACTGTGTTTACTAACTACACAGACCTAGAAAATGTGAGTAATAGCGTTGTCGCTCCAGCTGTGCAACGGGCCATTGAATCAGTGACAGGTGAGTATGATATTTACGAAGTACTAGGCTCTAAGCGTACAGAAGTTTATGGCAAGATTGACCAGAAACTAAAAGAGCGGTTCGCAGCTGACAACTTGGAATTTGTATCATTTACTATCACTGACCAAGATGCAGGCGATGAAATCGAAAAAGCCATCAAGGATGAATCTGTTAAGCAGAAACAAGTAGATTCAGCTAAGCAGGATCAAGAGAAAGTTAAAATAGAAGCTGAAACTAAAAAAATCCAAGCTCAAGCTGATGCGGATGCCGAGGTTATCAAGGCTCAAGGTCAAGCAAAAGCCAATGCTGAATTGAATAACTCTATTTCGGATAATTTGATTCGAATGAAAGAAGCTGAGGCTCGTTTGGAGCATGGCTGGGTTGAAGTTATCACACAAGGGGATGTGATTACAAATCAAGAGTAACAAAAAAGCCAAGGCACTCTCTGCCCTGGCTGTGGTAAATAACTCACATACATTATACCACAAAGGAGACAGAGAGTGAACAAGGCTAAGGCTATATTAAAGGATTTGAGAAATTTAGATTTGTACATCGCTAGCTTGATTAGACGTCGTGAAAAAATCGAATCCTCTTTACTATCTAGTCCAAAGTGGACAGCGGATAAAGTTTCGGGCGGAGCGAAAAAGAAGCAGGATGATGTCTATGTTGAATTGATGGTAACCGCTGATGACATAGAAAAGAAAACCGCTGAAGCTATTAAGAAACAACGTGAACTACAAAATATAATAGACAATTTAAATGATGACACCAGCAAAACAATTCTAAGCCTGGTTTACATTGACAAGATGTCTATGTATGATGTGATGGACGAAATGAGAATTAGTGACAGGACATATTACAGATTGCTAAGGATTGCCAGGAAAGAATTGGAGCAAGTTTGGCAGTAAATGGCAGTTTTTGGCAGTAATTGTCAGTGCATGGCAGTTTTATTCTGCTAGAATGGTAGTATCAAGAAATAAGGGTAAGGCAGTAAGCCTTCTCTGATATGGAGAGTTGGCAGAGTTGGTCGAATGCGCCCGTTTGCTAGACGGGTGGCCGCCTACGTGCGGTCCGTGGGTTCGAATCCCACACTCTCCTTTTGGGAACATGAGCCAAGATTGGAAATTGGCAAGGGTAGCGCCCTGAGCAAGTCCGTGTGACGTCCACGGCATAACGCTATGTGCAGGTTCGATTCCTGCTGTTCCCGTGTCAAGAGCAAGTAACCCTTGAGAGGTCCTTGGCTCGGAGGTCTGGTCAATCGCATATCGGACCAAGACCTAATATGCATTAGTCACACAACGAAGTGTGGCTTTTTATTTTATTGAGGAACGGAGGTGATAAGATTGCTAAAAATTGAGTATGTGCCAATCAACAATATCTTCCCTTATTATAATAATGCCAGAAATAATGATGGGGAAGCTGTTAAAAAAGTAGCAACTTCAATAAAAGAGTTTGGTTTTCAACAACCTATCTTAGTCGATGAAAACAATGTGATAATAACAGGACATACAAGGCTCAAAGCCGCGCTTTCAATTGGATTAAGCACAATACCTATTGCTTATGCTGACAACCTGACGGATGAACAGGTTCGAGCGTATAGACTGGCTGATAATCGTGTAGCCGAGTATTCAAGTTGGGACAAAGCCGCGCTTGCCTTAGAACTTGAGGGCTTTGAAACAATTGACATGTCAGATTTTGGTTTTGATTTATCGGGTTTTGAATTAGCTTCGGAAGACGAACTCCCAATAAATGAGTTACGTAAGGATGGGATAATTGACAAAGAACATTACAGTGAATCACATAGAGAAACCACTGTCAACCAATATAATTTGCGTGATTATGACGCAACTCGTGTCGACGGTAAATATAACATTCCATCACTTGAGCCGGTTACCTATGTGCCGAGTAAATTACAAGGTTTTAACTATATCCTTAACAAGCCTGATTATTCTGCTGGGATACACTTTTTTCTAGATGACTATCAATTCGAAAGGATTTGGCAGAGGCCAGAATTTTATATCGAAAAACTTACTGAATTCGATTGTGTCTTAACGCCGGATTTTAGTCTTTACCAAGACATGCCGATAGCTATGCAGATTTGGAATGTGTACAGGTCTCGATTAATTGGACAGATGATGCAAAACTATGGTTGTACAGTTATTCCGACTGTATCTTGGTCACGTCATGAGAGTTTTGTATTTTGCTTTGATGGTTTACCACGAAATGCAACTCTCGCAGTATCAACGATCGGGGTTAAAAAATCTTCTGAACAGATGGCTGTATGGCGCTCTGGTATGGATAAGATGATCGACGAGTTATCGCCAAAACAGTTGATTGTTTATGGCGGCGAAGTTGAGTACGATTATAGAGACATAGAAGTTTTTTATTTCGATAACGAAACAACAAAAAGAATGAAAGAGAAAGGAACGTAGTCATGGGAGGCAGAGGCGCTAGTATCGGTGGAGGAGTAAAAAGTGCAAGTCAGTGGGCGAAGGCTATAGAAGAATCCAAGAAAAACGGACCAAGTTCTTATCGCCTAAAGATGTACAAAAAATTAAAGGCAGAACGTGATAACGCAACGGGAGCAGCCAAAAAAAGAGCTCAAAAAAATTTCGATAACTTTAACAAAGGGAAAAAAATACACGACGAAGCTCTAAAGAGAAGTAATGAGAAAAGAAGAGCTAGACTTGATAAACAGAGAGAGGCGGCTAGAGAAGCGTGGGCCCAAACTACCACCACAACATACGAAAAATTCAAAAAAAGACAGACAAGCAAATTCAATGACTGGTATTTTCAAGGTAGATAGTTCTTGGACGCTAACAATGATATAGATAATTTTTAGAATGAGAGAAGTGAGGCGATGGCAAATGGACAAAACTTGATAGTCCCAAGCTCGGACGAAGCTCGAAAAAATGGAAAAAAAGGAGGCATCGCTTCCGGAAAAGCTAGAAGAAAAAAATCAAATCTAAAAAAAGCTTTTGAGACTATTTTACAGGCGGATGTAACAAGTTCAGTTGCCAAAAAACAATTAGAAGATTTAGGGTTTGAAGCAACAAATGAAATGGCTGTTGCCATGGTCATGATGCAGAAGGCTATGAAAGGCGATGTTAGAGCTTTTGAACAGATTAATAAATTAGTTGCTATAGATACAAAAGACCGATTGGATAAACAAGAACAACGAGAGCGTATAAAAGCTTTGCAACTAGAAAACAAAAAGCGCGAATTATCGTTGGAAACTAACGAAACACACGAAACTGCACTTGATAGACTGTTCGATAAACTAGAAGAGGAAATAAATGGGAATTGATAGACTATACCACGATAAGCAACTCAGCATCTTAAAACGGGCCTTGCGAGAAGATTGGTACATGATGATAAACCATGGGGCTGTCCGTGCAGGTAAAACTCAACTTGATAACGACCTGTTCCTCATGGAGTTGCGTAGAGCTAAAAGGAATGCTCTAAAGGATGGTGTCAAAAAGCCTATGTACATCCTTGGCGCAACTAGTGCAGGTACATTGCGGACTAACATCTTGCAAGAACTATCAGAAAAGTATGGTATAGATTTCAAGTTTGATAAGCATGGGAACTTCACGCTCTTTGGTGTGTATGTGGTTACGACCTTCACAGGTTCTGTCGCTGGTTTGCGTGCCATCCGTGGTATGACGGCGTACGGAGCTTATATCAACGAAGCGACACTGGCCAACAAGGAAGTCTTTGATGAAATCCGCAAGCGTTGTTCAGGTTTTGGCGCTCGTATCATTTGCGACACTAACCCAGACCATCCGAACCACTGGCTAAAGAAAGACTACATTGACAAAGCAGATGACAAGAGCATTATCGCCAACCACTTTACGATATTTGATAATACCTTTTTGAACCAGCGGTATATCGAGAACCTTATCGCAACAACGCCTAGCGGTATGTTTACAGAACGTGGTATCTACGGCCGTTGGGTCAGCGGGGAGGGGGCTGTCTATCGTGATTTCAAGGAAGACATGCTCATACCAAGCAAGGATATTCCAACAGACGACATCACTATCTATTATGCTGGTGTTGACTGGGGATATGAACACCACGGGGCCATCGTTGTCTGTGGACAAACGGCAGATGGTAGAGTCTATCTCTTAGAAGAATACTCGGCGCAGTATCAAGAAATTGATTACTGGGTGGAGATTGCCAAAGACATCAAATTACGGTACGGGAATATCTATTTCTACGCCGACTCTGCCCGTCCTGAACATGTTGCCCGATTTGAACGAGAACACCTAAAATGCGTGAATGCAGATAAATCTGTTCTGAGTGGAATTGAACAAGTGGCTAAGCTGATGAAGCAAGGTCGCTTTTTTGTTTGTTCGGAAAAGGTTGAAAAATTCAAAGATGAAGTCTATCAGTATGTCTGGAATGAGAAAACGGGCGAGCCAGAAAAGAAGAATGATGATGTGCTAGATGCACTTCGTTATGCTATTTATTCGCACATGGCTAAACCAAAAGCCAAAGTCAAACGTAAATCACTATTTGGCTTGTAGAAAGGAGCAAAATGGAAGAAACATTAGTCTATAGTCGCTCGTTGTACAATGAGCAGAATTTGGATAAAGATATCATTTACAAATTGATATTAAAGCATGACCAGACAAGTAGTAAGCTCAAGAAGCTAAAAGATTACTACTTGGGTAAGCATGCAATCGAAAAACACACACGCAGAAGTAATCTGCCAAACTTTAAGACAGTTGCCAATCACGCCAAGGACATTGCGGATACCGCCACAGGTTACTTTATGGGCAATGCTATCCGTTATCCTAAGACCGACGATATGGACATTGAAGACCTGTTAGAAGCATTTGATAGTGCAGATGTTGATTCGACAGACTCAGACAACGCTTTGAACATGGCAATCTACGGCAGGGCTTATGAGTACATCTATGTCAAAGAAGGTGAAAATGAGCTGGTAACTCGCAGTCTAGAACCAGAGAACACTTTTATTGTTTACGATGATTCGATTGAGCAGAAACCCTTGTTTGCGGTCTATTACTATCAAACAAAGGACGATGTGACGGAAGAAAGTTATTATCAGGCCCAAGTAGTGACTGAGACTCTGCAATACAGCATGTCTTTGCGCGAACAGAAGAAGGAGTCGGAAGAAGGTGTTCCACATAATCTTGAGGGGCTGCCGATTATTGAGTATCGAAACAATCGCTACATGGTCGGTGATTATGAGCAACAGATTAGCTTGATAGATGCGTATAACTCGCTGATGGGTAACCGTGTGAACGACAAGGAACAAGCTATCGAGTCTATTTTGGTCTTGTATGGCGCTGCGCTGGCAGACACACCAGAGGAAGCGAAAGAAGCAATGGAGATACTGCGAGAAGAAGGCTTGTTGGAATTGCCGAAGGACGCAAGTGCTGAGTTCTTGAAGAATGTCTTGGATGAAGCAACGGTCGAAGTTCTCCGAAAAGCACTCAAAGAGGATATTTATACGTTTAGTCATGTCCCAAATCTCTCAGATGAGAATTTCGCAGGGAATACATCGGGGGTTGCTATGGAATTTAAGCTTTTGGGGCTTGAAATGATTACCAAGACCAAAGAGCGGTATTATATCAAATCCCTGCACAAGCGCATACAGATTTTTGCGAGTTATTACAACTGGTCACAGATTTACGAAAATGCTAAGGCGATTATTCCGCAGTTTAGCCGTGGTTTGCCTAAGAATTTGTTGGAGCTTTCCCAAATCATCAGCAACCTCAAAGACAAGGTTAGTCTGCGCCAGCTTATTTCGCTCTTGCCGTTTGTGGAAGACCCAGATGCAGAGATTAAGGCGCTTGAAAAAGAAAAAGAGACAGCGCAGGAAGAGCCTATATTTAGCCAGAATTTACCTTATGAAGAGAGTGTGACAGATGGACAATCAGAAGTATTGGGAGAAGCGGAAAGCTCAGAGGATGGTTCAGGCGATGGACCAGGCAGAGCAAACCGCAAAGCAACTCGACGAAATCCACAAGCTAGCAAGTAGGCATATCACTTCTAAGATAGACCAGATTTTTGAGAGTTATCGCAGAGACCACGGACTGACGGAAGATGAAGCTAAGAGGGTACTGGCTAATGTCAAGGATTTATCTGATATTCGGGAGTTAAAATTAGCTTTACAGAATACAACGGACAGTGAAGAGATACGGCAGTTGCTTATCTTACTCGATTCGGCTCCCTACGCTTCCAGAATTGAGCGATACGAGGCTTTACAGAGGGAGGTGGATGATTTCACCCGACTGTATGAAGCCGAAAATGAGGCTTCTAGAGTCTTCTATGATGAATTCATTCCAGATGCTTACTACCATTCGATTTTTGATTTGCAGCAGCAGTCTGGTGTGGCATTTGCATTTAACAGGATTGATACAGAGGAAATCAGAGCTATCCAGCAGACGCCATGGCTGGGGGCGAATTATTCAGAGAGGATTTGGGGTAATACTCAAGCCTTAGCAAACGAATTACAAAAGCAATTGGCAGTCAGTCTGTTAACAGGTCGGTCAGCCCATGAGACGGCCGAGGCCATCAACGCCCAATTCGGCAAAGGTAGTTACAACTCACGCAGGCTGGTGCGGACAGAGGCTAGTCATTTCCATGCTGAGATGGAAGCTCTGGCGTATGAAGAAGCGGAAGTTGAGCGTTATAGACTTGTGGCTGTATTGGACTTGAGGACATCTAGCGTCTGCAGGGAGCATGATGGAGAAGTCTACTTGGTCAGCGAAAGAGTGAAAGGGAAGAACTACCCGCCTTTACATCCGTGGTGTAGGACGGTCACTATAGCGCTAGATGATGAAGAATGGTTAGCTAAAGCGACCAGAAGCGCCAGAGACCCAGTGACAGGCAAGACTATTCAAGTCCCTGCTAGCATGACCTATAAAGACTGGTATGAGAAGTATGTTAAACCAAAATACAAGGCGGATAACTTGGACATTTGGAAGATTGAACGTGCCAATAACCAGTATGAAAAGTACAAGTCAATTCTTGGAGATAAGGCGCCTAAATCGCTTGAAGACTATATTGATTTGAAGTATAATGATAAAGAGGGATATGAGCGGTTGAAGGACTGGTCTTATATTCAATCTAAGTTTAACGATGGAACTTGGCTAGATAAAATAAATCCTGAAAAACAGGCAAGACACATTCAATCAACCGTTGGAAAAAACAAGAGTTATTTTTACGATGATGTGGATGTAAATGCTTTGTATGATAAATATAAAATGACAGGTTACTTGGATAAAGATAGCAACGGCTCAAGAACAGGAAATGAGAAAATTGATTTGCCAAATGGCGTGAATGTCGGTGTTGACGTATTTACTGGTAAGATAGTTAACGCTCTGACTATTAAGTATAGTAAAACAGGAGTTCACATCATTCCGACCTATTATGAAAGGAGAGAACGATGAATTTATTAAAATACAATAATAAAAACATTCGAGTCGCGATCAATAGCGGAAAGGTGTTTGAGGGGCCAGCCTCTTATTGTGAAGCTGACGCTTTCGATGAAGAGTTTGATGCCTTATCAATACGTCAACCAATCGGAGGAGTTCTAATCTTTGAAAATGAAATTAAATCAATCGAGGTGCTCTAATAGCAAGAGATGACTATCATGTAATTATTTATCAGATTCTATCTTATCTCTATCAGCAACTAAAACGTGGCAAAGATATCTATCACGAGGAGTAAGTTATGAGGTTATTGCAATATAACAACAAGAAAGTGAAGTTACTTACCAAAACAGGGAATGTTTACCAAGGTAGAGCTTATTTTTGCGATGCGGAGGATTACGAAACAGAAGAAGATGAGTTGACTATCAAGAATGAACTTGATAAGAAATTCTACGGATTCTCCGAATCTGAGATAAAATCCATTGAAATAATTTAAGCACCTATAATTCGGAAGTTATAGCTATTAAAATTCATCTTGAGAAACACGGTCATGAATTTGGGAACATTTCCAAATCAGATTATCTGAAATTAGGACAAGAGCTTTTATCAAATCCTATACAAGATAATATTCTTGGGTATGACACAGATTCTCGTCGTGTTAGGTATGATGTAAAAAATAATATCTACGTTCTAGGAAATAATGGAAAAGCAACAATCACGACAATGATGAAACCAGATGAAGGGAGAGCTTACTATGACAGAGAAGTTGCAAAAGACTTGGGTAGTTGATGGTTATGTATGGCTACATTGCCCTGTTTGTGGACGGAATGTCATGTTATTTGATGTGTGTGAATGCAATTGGGAAAACACTGGTGAAACAAACATTGACGGCGGTCCAAATAAGATGACGTTAGCTGAAGCAAAAATAGCATTTGCAGAAGGCCGACCAATTATTTAAATAAGCACTCAAGTAGTCGAGTGCTTTTTTTCGTGTTCAAAAACAGGAGAATGGTATGGACTTATATTTTCGTTTTAGGTTGATTATAGAGAGTGTTGTGTTTATCATTGGATTTCCGTTTGTGTTATACAAACTCTATAAATTATATAAAGATACAAAAAAATAGAAAGGAGGTCGCTATGAACAAGCGTATTAAGAAAAAACGTGAACTGATTGAACAAGTTCAGGGAACTAAAGAAGCTGTTGATATTGCATTGAACATCATTAAAAGTCTACTTGATGAAAACGCCAAACAGGCAAATGAAATTTCTGAGCTACGTTCAACTGTCGAACGTAATGCACAGGCTACTAATTCAAGATTTGATTATCTTGAGAAGAAAGTAGCTGACAAGTTGTCCAAGAAGTCTTGGTTCAGTAGAAAGTAGGAGAAAAATGGAAAAACAAGTTATTATCTTTTTGAAAAATGGTGAAACATTATTGTTTCAGGGTGTTAATGAAATTGATTTGACCGATGAGCGCATTGCATTTGATTACTTTGGCAAGAGTACAAACCAAGAAAAAGGCGGGGTGTTCTATTTTGACAATATTGCAGGTTGGTCTGCATCAGCAGAACTTTTTCAATAGGAGGTGGTCCGACATCTTGACAGCAGAAAAGACTGCGCTAATTACATAACCTAACCGTGTCGAGTTGATGCGGTTTTCTTTTTGGTCCAAGCATTGAAGACGGTAAAAGCTATGGAATAAAGACTAGGGATAGTCTGTAAAAAAATAGGAGGTTCGCAATGAACGAAGAAACAAGAACAGCCGAAGTGGTCGAAGATGACAAACAGGTAGCAGCTGAACCTGAACAAGTCACAACAGACCCAAAAGACGAAAAGAAGTACACTGATGCCGATGTTGATGCTATCATCGACAAGAAATTCGCTAAATGGAAGGCAGAACAGGAAAAAGCTGAATCAGAAGCTAAGAAATTAGCCAAGATGAACGCCGAAGACAAGCAGAAGTATCAGCTTGATAAGCGTGAACAGGACCTTGCTGACCGTGAAGCAGAAATCACACGCCGAGAGCTAACCGCTGAAGCTAAGACGATTTTAAGCGAACGTGGCTTACCAATCGAGCTAGTAGACGTGGTTAATCTTGCTGACGCTGACAGTGTACGTGATTCCATTGATGCTATTCAAAAGACTTGGGAAGCAGCAGTCTTAAAAGGTGTTGCTGACAAGACGAAAGGAAGCGCACCAATGAAGAAAGCGCCAGTGGAATCTGGCGAAATCACCAAAGAACAATTCAATCGCATGGGTGTTCGAAGTCGAAATGAACTTTTTGAACGTGACCCAGAACTATATAGAAAGTTACGAGGATAATAAAATATGGCAACAGGAATGACAACAACCACACAGATGATTAACCCCGAAGTTATGGCAGATATGGTATCTTACAAGCTGCCAAAACTTATTAAATTTACACCGCTTGCATTTGTAGAAACAGCCTTGGTGGGTGTTCCAGGGGATACTTTGACAGTACCTAAATGGACGTATTCTGGCGATGCTACCGAAATCACAGAGGGTCAGGCTATTCCAATCGACCAACTTGGAACGGATAAAACCACAATGACCATCAAACAAGCTGGTAAAGCTATTGAGATTACCGATAAAGCTGCTTTGGTAGGTCATGGCGATGTGTACAGCGAAGGTGCAAACCAAATCGCCCTTGCAATCGCAAACAAGGTAGATAACGATTTGGTTGCAGTCGCTAAAACAGCAACACAATACATTGCAGAAGCACCTACAACAGTAGACGCTATCGATAAAGCATTGACAATTTTTTCAGACGAAGAGGATTGTCGCTATGTCGCTCTTGTCAACCCTAAAGATGCAATCAAGTTGCGTGCAGATGCAGGCAAAACTTGGTTGAAAGGTTCTGAAATTGGGGCAGATGTCGTTGTTTCAGGTACTTTTGGCGAAGTTTCAGGAGTACAAATCGTCCGTACTAACAAAGTTGAAGAAGGAAAAGGGTTCCTTGTTAAAGTATCTCCTCTCCAAACGGATATGGACGATGATGCAAAATATGGAGCTTTTGTAATCAACCTCAAGCGAAACGTGCAAATCGAAAGCGACCGCGACATCTTGAAGAAAACAACAGTTTATTCAGGGGATGAATATTACGGTGTTTATCTGTACGACGATACTAAAGTCGTGAAATTTGGAGGGAATTCGTAATGGGGATGTTATTGCGCCGTCATTCGGAGGATAAACAAAACACAAATTTAGCCGACTTGACAATCAAGGAGCTGAAAGCCTTGGCTAAAGAGAAACACGTTGAAGGTTATTCCACAATGACCAAAGATGAATTGATGGAGGCCCTAAATGCGCTTTAAAGTGTTAAAAGAGTTTGCTGATGACGAACTTGGTTTTGTGCATCGTGTTAACGATATCATCGAATTGACCAAGGAACGTCATGAGCAGATGAAGAAAAACGCTAAATCGCAAGATGTGAATTTGGCTGATTACATTGAAGAAATCAAGACCAAAGGAGCAGAAGCTCCTGCAAAATAGGGGGCGGATATGCTAGAAGAATTAAAAACTTTGACAGGCGAGAGTGATGATAAAATCCTCTCGTCTTTGCTTTTGAGGGCTAAAAATATCATTTTGACTGAGACAAATCGAAGTCAGCTTACGCCAGCGCTGGAATGTTTGCAACTGGAAGTGGCACTCGAGTTGTTCAATCGTCAAGGAAGCGAGGGCGAAACATCACGAAGTGAAGGGGGCGTGTCTGTGTCTTATAAAGACGGGCTATCCGATACTATTTTGAATGGTATCCGCAGTCATAGACTCGCACGGGTGGCAGGTCGTGCGTTTGAAGCGAAACCGACTGAAGCTGTATCTGATCCGTAAAACTGTTGTTGTGACGAGTGATGAGGGTATCAAGAAGGCTACTTACAGCGATGTTGCTACTGAGATACGGGCTGAGATATGGCCTGCTAGTGGTCGTTTACAAGCTGAGATATACGGTCAGAGATTGGCATATATTTTGAATTGCTTGGTAGACCGTGAGACTCTTATAGATGAAGGCGATGGCTTTTGTATCAATAGCGATAAAGTAACCCATAAAGTCATATCTATAAAACGATATACAAACCATCAAGTCTTGGAGTTGGAACAATGTCGCGATTGATAGGTGCTGACAAGCTGATTGCAAAATTTAGACGATTATCAGGACAGCAGCAGACTGAAATCATGGCAAAAGCTGTACACAACGCTGCCAAAAATGTTGTCCAGGCAGATGCTAAGTTACGAGCTCCTGCAAACAATGGTGATTTGCGAGCAGGTATTAAAGTTCGGATGTCTAAGTCTGGGAATCCGAGAGCTGAAGTGGTTAGCACATCAGACCATGGCGGATTTGTTGAATTTGGTACTGGTCCAAAAGGTGCTGCAAACCACGCAGGGATTTCGCCAAATGTCAGCGTATCTTATCGCAGTACACCTTGGTACGTCCATGAGTCCCAGATTAATGTTGGCCCTTATCGTTTTCAAAAGCTCGGTGAGTTTTATAAGATGTTTGGGCAGGTTGCCCAGCCTTATCTCTATCCGGCCCTCAAGGATAATGAGGAGCGAGTCGCGAAGAACATCAATAGATTTGTCAAACGTAAGTTAATTGAAGAGGTCAGCAAATGATAAATATTAAGCCCATCATTTACAAGAAGTTGAAAGAGGTTGCGGACAATGTGACAGATACTTATCCGCAAGATTGGGAGAATTTCCCAGTTATCATCTACTTGGAAGAGGAAAACAAGCCTTACGAGATTACAGATGATACAGAACAGATGTCCTATTTGCGGTATAAGGTCGATATTTTCCACAATGATAGTACCTCGGAATTAGCCGTAGCGATTGATGCGATTTTTGCATCTCTCGGGCTAAAACGTACATCCAGCGTGGATACACCCGACCCAACGCACTTACGACACAAAGTTATGCGATTTGAAGGGATTTTAGACCTAAACTCCCGAATCGTTTACCAATACAGAATGGAAGGATAAAACATGTTAGCAAACGGAATTAAATTGAAAATGAGCGAGACCAAGGGGTCTGGCTATACAGTTATCGAGGGTTTGAAAGAAGTTCCGGAACTTGGTATTGACCCTGAGAAAGTTGAGAATACGACCCTTGCGGATACCATTAAGCAGTATGAATTTGGTATTGGTGACGCTGGTGAATTGGAATATAAATTCAAGTACGAGAATTCCAAAACAACTTCTAGTTATCGTACTTTGCGTAAGTTGTCTGATTCAAAAGCTATCCGTCACTTTGAGCAAGAGTATCCAGATGGTACTACTGTCCGCTTCTCAGCTCAGATTGCTGTCAAGCTAGGCGGTGGCGGTGTCAACTCTGCTATCGAGTTTACATTGAAATTGGCTCTGCAGTCAGATTTAGAATTCACTGATCCAGTAGTACTTTAAGGAGGTATAAATGTCAACACGTAAACCATATATCACTTGGACCGTCAAGGGAACAGACTATAAATTGCGTCTTAGCACTCGCCAAGCCTGTGAAGTTGAAGAAAAATTGGGCGTTAATTTGCTCAAAATCTTTATGCCCAAACCAGGCGAACAGTTCAATCTACCACCTTTGAAGGTCATGTTGTTGGTTGTTCAAGGTGCTTTGCAGAAGTTCCATCACGGTATTAAATTGGATGATGTCTATGACTTGTTCGATGCTTACATCGATGAAGGTTATGGACAAACTGAATTGATGACTGATATCATCGTACCATTGTTCGAAGTATCGGGTTTTATTCCTCGGGACAAGGAGAAGGAAGAATCGACGTTGACAGCAGTCGAGTAGGTTCTGGTCCTTGTTCGGTCGCAGAATTGATTAGCGGGTTTTATCCAACCGCATTAGATGCAGGGATAGACCCGTTTTCTTTTTGGGAATACACTCTTTTGGAATTAAAAGAGCTAGTTGAAAGTTACAACAGGAAACAATTCCAGAAGCAGAAGGAAATAGCTTCTCATCATTTTATTCAATCGCAGATGATAGCTCGCTTTGTTTCTCTGATGTTTCAGGAAAAAGGTGAAGCGCCGGACATTTGGGAGTTCTATCCTACTTTGTTCGAAGAGGATAGGGCGCAGATTGAACAAGCTCGCATTGAGCGAGATTTGAAAATCCATCAGGAGCAGATGAGGGCTTACGCAGAAAGAATGAGAGGAAGGTTCACAACTTCCGAATAATGGAGAAAGGAGGGAACGATGGCTGTTACGTTAGAAGAGTTGAGAGTTATTGTTGAAGGTGAGATAGCACCGTTTCAGAAGAAGATGAAGCAGTTAGAATCTCAGATGAAGCAGACTCAAAACAAAATTGAAAACAAGACAAAAGGCCTTAGAGAGCGTGTAGGTCAACAAGCTGGTGGCATGGCGACTGCTTTGGGCAAACTTGCTAAGATTACCGCGTTAGCTTATCTAGGCAAGAAAATGTTAGACCTTGGTATGTATTCTACCCAGATGGCTCTTGAAGTCAGCGCTTCGGCCAATCAAATCAAACGACAGATGGGCGAAAGTTCCCAAGCATTTTTAAAATGGATTGATAACAATGCCAACGCTATGAACATGAGCGTAGGTGAAGCTACTAAGTATGGAGCGGTCTATTCCAACCTGTTTTCCAACTTTATCAAGGATTCTAACAAATTGAGCGCTTATACAGGTAAGATGTTACAGACATCCGCTGTGATTGCGCAAGGTAGCGGACGGACCATGACCGATGTTATGGAGCGTATTCGTTCGGGTTTGTTGGGTAATACCGAAGCGATAGACTTTTGTCGCACTACTTGGAAACAAGCAGCTTAAGAACTTACCAAAATCGGTAGAAATCTAAGTTATAAAATGAATTTGGGTATCAATGTGATATAATATTATCAGGAGGTAATATTATGGGTTACATTTACCAAATAGAATGTAAAGCAACTAATCGTAGGTACTATGGCCAAAGCGCATCAATCAAGCGTAGATTTGATGACCATAAATATAAACTGCGACATAACCAGCATTATTCAGAAGAAATGCAATCCGATTTTAATAAATATGGTGAGCATAGTTTTAGTTTTGTTGTCATCGAAGAAGTTCAAGACGATGTTTTAGATGAACGGGAGCGCTTTTGGATTACAAATGACCAACACACTTACAATATTGAAAATGGTGGTAGATGGACCAAAGAACTTGCAGAAAGCACCAAGCAGAAGATAGGTGAAAATGCAAAGAAGAATTATTCTAGAATCAAAGAGCGCTTGAATAGTCCTGAGTCGATTAAGAAAAGAGCGATATCAAACACAGGAAAAAAGCGGAGCATTGAGTTCCGAGAAAAGATGAGCGAATTAGGCAAAAAACGAATCGGAACTAAAAATTCTTTCTATGGTCAGCAGCATTCCGAAGAAACGAAGCGAAAGATCAGCGAAGCAAACAGAGGTGGGACAGGTGGAGGTAAGAAGCCGATCCCGATAGTTGCAGTCCATCTTGAAAATGGGGAGCGTAGAGAGTTTGCTTCAATTGAAGAAGCTACGAGAGATATCTTCAGAGCAAAGAGTAGTATTTATCAAGTATTGCGTGGTGAGAAAAAAAGTTATAAAGGCTATACATTCAAAAAGTTATAATATGACAATACCGAGGTAAACTAAGCGATTAAAACAGCTTAGTCACCGTAGAGCATAGGGATTGAACCTGTGCTTTTTGTTTTGGCAAAAAGTACAGAATAAAATATCCCCACGAGTGGTAAGCACCTCATCAGGTAGCGCTGGAGGTGAAAATATATGCCGAACTTGCAGGAAACTGCAAGAAGTACGGATAAAAAGCCGTGCGATAACAAAATTGAGAAGACCTCGGAATAAATGTCAATGTTGCTATGATTGAGTCCACAAATGCATTTAAGCGTTTTGCGAATGGTCAGTCTTGGCAACAATTAGACTACAACACCCAGCAACAAATCCGCTTGATGGCGATTTTGGAGCAAGCAACAGCCAAGTACGGAAATACCTTACAACAGTCTGTAAACGGTCGTATTAGCATGTTCAAGTCGCTGTTAAGCGATGCAGCACTAAATATCGGTAATGCAATGTTGCCGATTATTAACGCCATGATGCCTGTACTTAATTCCTTTGCTATGGTCTTGAAAAATGTCACTGCTAAACTCGCTGAGTTTATCGGCTTGATGTTCAACAAAAAGGCTAAGGTGAAAAACGGCAGTGCTTTGGGCAATGTCGCCCAAGGAGCGCAAAAAGCCAACGACGCAGTTGGTGATTTGGGTGATGCAATGGGTGGTGTCGATGATGCTTCTGGAGGCACTGCAGGCAATCTAGACGATACTGCCAAATCAGCTAAGAAGGCAGCAAAAGAGCTGATGGGATTAGCTGGTTTTGATGAAATCACAACCCTCAATCTAAATAAAGATGACGGAGCAGGTGGAGCGGGTTCAGGCGGTGGTTCTGGAGGCGGAGGCAAGGGTAGTAAAGGCGGTAAAGGTGGGGGAGCACCCGCTGACATCTTGCCAGAAATAGAATTGACTGATATGGACAACCAGTTTAAGTCCATATTTGACGGATGGGATAAGACTCTACAACCTCTTTTTGATTACCTCTCAAAATTAAAAGATCTGTTTAAAGACGGTTTTAACATGTCGTTCAGAGCTGATAGTCTTGACCGCTTTAGAACTGCATTAGCAGGTATCTGGCAATCTCTAAAAGATATTTTCGCTGATGGAACTGTATTGCAAGCAGCTGCAAGATTTGGAGAGAAGCTAGCTTTTGCTTTAGGTCAAGCCACTGGTGCTCTAGCCAACATCATCATGGGGATTGCAGTCTTTATTGCCGAAAGTTTAAATAAATCACTAAACGGCACCAAATTGGATATAAAAGGTTGGCTGATACGTCAGTTCGATATAGCAGGCGATGCAGTCGCAAGCATTGGAAATATCGCTCAAATGCTCGGTCAAACGTTTTATGACGTATTTACAAGTGCAGCTGCAACAAACATCGGTGCAGATATTCTTTCAGCGATAACCTATGGGACAATGGGGATTGTTGAAGTTGGTTCAAAATTAGGTCGCGACATACTAAGCGGTATAGAACAAGCGCTAGTTGATAACCAAGATAAAATAACTACTGCTTTAAATGGATTGCTTTCTGCCCTTGAACCTACTTTCGAATCTATCAAAAACTTATTCAAAAATACATTTGAGGGGTTGAGCACAACTTACGATGAGCATGTAAAACCGTTCTTTGATTCGTTCACTGAGGGCTTCAGTTCTATCTTTGGCACTCTGATAGACAGTTGGAACAATGACGTCCAACCAGTATTAGATAGCATCGGACAATCGTTCTCCGATATGTTCGATAACCATATTCAGCCTTTTGTTGATAATTTCTTATACGCATTCGGTCAAGTAGTGGATTTATTAAAAATTGTATGGGAAGTAATCCTTCAACCACTCTTTGATTGGATTGCAGCGAACATACTACCAGTACTTGTTCCAATATTCCAAACACTTGCAGAATGGTTTGTACAAGCGTGGAATGTTGTTTTCGATGTTTTAGGAGCTGTTTTAAAAATCCTAGGCGGTATCATCGAGTTTCTGGTCGGTGTATTTACAGGCGACTGGGAAAAGGCTTGGGACGGCATTGTTCAAGTAGCAAAAGGAATGTGGGATTTACTGTCGTCTATTTTCATGTTCGTTTGGAACGTCATTCTATCATTCTTAAAAGGTGTCTGGAATACCATTGTCGCAATATTACAGGCTGGATGGGATGCTATTGTCCGCATCTTCCAAGGTTTAGGAAAATGGTTTGGTGACCGCTGGAAAGATGTTGAGAATATATTTTCCAACGTAGGTAGATGGTTTGGACAGAAGTTTTCTGAGGCATGGAATGGTATTACAAATGCTTTCAGCAACGTTGCAGGATTTTTCCGTGGCATTTATGATAACATCGTCAGTTGGTTTAGCAACATCGGCGGCGCTGTAGCAACTGCTGTTTCTGGTGCTTTTCGTTATGCAATGAACGGCGTGTTTGCCACTATTGAGAACGCTGTAAATGGCTTTATCAGTATGATTAACGGCGTTATTGGTTTAATCAATAATATTCCAGGCGTTAGCCTCGGCAGCATTGGTTATGTTAATCTTCCACGTCTTGCTCGTGGTGGTATCGTGGATAGCCCAACTGTCGCCATGATTGGTGAAGCTGGTAAAGAAGTGGTTATGCCATTGGAAAATACAGGTTTCTTACAAACCATGGGCCGTGTGGTTGGTGGTGCTGTGGTTAATGCCTTGGGCGGAGGTCTGCAACAATCATCTGGTTTGCCAAGCGGAGATATCGTTATTGTGATTGGAAGTAGAGAGTTTGGCCGCTTTACTATTGACGAGATTAATAGAGCTCAAGCAGAAGCGGGACAGCTCTTGCTTAACATTTAGGAGGAAAACATGAGTCAATTGATTATCAATGGAGTTACAGTTGTACCTCCTAAATCTTTTCAAGTTTCAGTCAATGATGTGGACGGAGAAACCGGCCGAAACGCTAACGGAGACATGGTCAGGGACAGAATTACAACCAAGCGCAAATTAGAATGCGAGTGGGGGATGTTGACCCAGGCTGAGATGGCGTTGATACAATCAGCTGTTCAGCCTGTATTTCTTGAAGTGTCTTACCCAGACCCTATCCTTGGGCAGACGTCCAAAACGTTTTATGTTGGTGATAGGACTGCGCCTGCATATTCCTTTACTGAAAAATTCAAACCCTGGAGTGGTTTAAAATTTAGTTTAATAGAGAGGTAAGGTGGTTGGTACGGTAACATTTAACCAAGCTATGTTAGCTAAAGATAGGGTGTTTGCTATTCGTGCAGGCACCTATACATCTAGCGACATCAAAGAAGCGAGTTTCAATTATGGCTATATCAGCGGTGATACTTTCAAACCTGGCGGAACAGTTGCTGGTTCGGCTAAATTGACCTTTACATCTATCATTACTAGCTTTAACAAATTGGATAAAGTTTATCCAGAGATAGGACTAAAAGTTGGCGATTCCTTCGAGTGGGTTGCAATGGGTGAGTATTTTGTCAACGATATTAACATCGACCGCAACAGGAATACCACAGAATTAGACCTAATAGATGGGATGTTCAAGCTCAATCAACCTTATATTTCTGACTTGACTTACCCGGCACAGATTAGAGATGTTATTCGCGAAATTTGTGTAAAGACGGGAGTAGAGTTAGAAACAGATGATTTAGGTTTCCGAGCGATTCAGCATCATATCCAATCAAAAGCGGATAAAAAGGACATTACTTTTAGAGAAGTGTTAAGTCAAGCGATTCAGTTGCTTGGCTTTTCTGCTTTTTTCAATAGAAAAGGCAAATTGGAAATTCGTGGGTTGATTGAATCAAATATCACAATTACTGCTGATAATTACTTTTTGCATGGTCTAACTAAAAGTGAACTTATGTACCAGATTGCAGGTATCACTTGCAAGAAAGACAAAGAGACGTTAACGGTCGGCTTGCGAACCGGTCGCTCTTTAGAACTCGAAAACAACTTTATGATACAGAACATCTTAGATGATTTGTATTATGATTTAAAAAACATAAGATATTACCCATACTCGCTTGATTGGCAAGGACACCTAAAATTAGATGTCGGTCAATGGGTAACGCTCAAGACAAACAAAAACGAGACCTACAAAGTCCCTGTCCTGAGTCAATCTTTCAGTTTCAAGGGCGGTCTTAAGTCTAAGATTAGCGCAGACAGTAAGGCTGGGAATGATACTCAGTATGCTTATAAGGGATTTTTAGGCAAGCGCATCGAGCAAATGTCTACTGAGATCGAAGCAGAGGTCCAACAGCAACTGGAATATAAGGATAAGGAATTTGATGAAAAAATTAATAAAGTCAAATCTGAAATCAACGATGGCATCGAACAAGCCCAAGCTGAGGCTGAACGTTATGCAGACAATATCAAGAGAAGTATTGATACTGAAATCGCCCAAGTCAACACCTCCATGCAAGCACAATCACAGGAACACGACAGACAGGTCGCAGACATCTTGTCCAAAACCCAGTCTGTCGAATCGCTTGCCAACCAAGCCAAGTCGGATGCAGCAAGCGCTATCGCAAGGGCTAATCAAGTCAAGACTGAAGCTATCGCAGATGCAAGGGCGCAGGTTGCGACGGTCAGTCAAGCCTTAAACACTGCCAAGTCTGAGCTACAGACGGCAATTGCTAATGCGGACCAAAAGGCCAGAGATAGTCAAGCAAGTGCTACAGCATTGCGAAATGACCTTAACTTGCAAGCTAGCAAGATTTTGGAGCAAGCACGAGCGCAGACGGATTTGACTAGCCGTGTGACGACTGTAGAGACTTTAGCCGATGGCACGAGGTTGACTGTTGCAGAGCTGTCTAAAACCGTTTCTAAGGCAACTGGAGACATTGCTAGTGTGTCAAGTCGGACCAAGACCGTAGAAGACACTCTAAGTCAAACCAGGACCAAATACGAGGCTCTGACACAGACCGTCAATGCTCAGACAGGACAGATTGAGAGTATCAATCGTAAGACTGCTGACCTGCAGAGCGGGATTGATGGTGTGACGGAGCGGTTTGAGAGTTTGCGGATAGAGGACAATCTGCTACTTAATAGCTCATTCAACGAAAACTTGAACCAATGGCAAGGAACTGGAGTGACTATAGTTGATGGTAAAGCGAGAATTATAGGAGAACTTAATAAAACCAAGTACATTTACCAAAGCATCAAGTCTCAGATAGCTAATGACGATGTTAGCCAGGTATACATAGCATCAATCTCAGTTAAGGTCACTAATTATGTGGCTGGTTCTATAAATCCATTTCTTGCGCTGTATATAAGCGGTAGAAAGAACGACAGCGTAAAAACATGGTTTGGCGCAACATATTTGACAGCCGCCCGCTTGGAAGCAGTCAATAATAGAGGAGTTGTGCAGTTTACCACTACTTTCAAAGTAAATGTGCCACGTAGCCAGATAGGCAGTATGGAGTTTAATATCTATGCAAGGGATTTCACAGGGGAAGTGGAATTTGAAAAAGTATCACTCAGACGCGGAGATATTGATTTAGGTTGGCAGGCTTCTCCAGAAGACCTCCGCTCCGAAATCGCAAGTTATAAGCGTACAGCAGATGAAGCAAGCGCAGAGTTATCCCGTCAAATCCAACTGGCAGATGGCAAGGCTGTCGAAGCCAAGACCTACGCACAACAAACCGCTGAAGGTTTTAAAACTCGATTAGAGAGCCTAGAAACCTACAAGAACGCGGAAGGGACACGAGCTAGTCAGTACTTTACCGCTAGTCGTGATGAGACTGCTCGCCAAGTATCAGCTCTGCGTGTAGCTGTTACTCAAGACTATGTCGCTAAGTCGGTATTTGAAGAAACCGCTCGCGGAATTAGTCAGCGGTTTGAAAGTCTGTATGTAGGCGGTACCAATCTATTGACAGGCACTGATGAATACACCGAAATCTTTAACAGCGAACAAAGTCACGCAGAGTTTCTGCGAACACCTTATGACTTGGCCCCAGTTTTTGATAAGTATGGGCTGATTGAGTATACCTTAAGTTTTGACTTGAGAGCATCTCAAACGGGGCAAGTCGCTGTATACCAGCAAAATGGATCAGGTTCTAAATATTCGGGTCTATGGAAAAACTTGACTGTCACAACGGAGTGGCAAAGGTTCCATGTGACCTTTACTCCAACCGAGGGAACAGTGAGTTTAGCAAATAGTTACTTAGCCTTTTATGGCACTTACGGCACGGGAGTAAAACCTATTATTCGTCGAGCAAAAATTGAACGCGGAGCGATTGCGACTGACTGGTCGCCCGCTCCTGAAGACCAACAATCCTACGCAGACACAAAAATCGCTGAATATAAGACCACGGTCGACGGGCGATTTGCGACCTTGCAATCTCAGAAGGCTAACCAAGTAGACTTGCAGACTGTACGTGAGACGGTCAATCTTTACGAGCGTATCATCGGCTCAACGGAAACTGGTATCAAAGACAAAGTCGCTCGTATGGTCATGACTGATAGTCTATTTCTAACCGAGGTCAAGGATAAGATTAGCGGTACAGCTACACAGGTTAGTCAGCTTAATAATTCGTACGCTATTAAAAATCTGACTAGTGCTGGTACAGTGCTTAACCAAATCAATTTACTGGCTAATGGTACTAATAGAATCGATGGTCGACTGACGCATATCACAGGTCAGACTTTGATTGATAATGGCGTAATCAAGAACGCTATGATTGGTGAGTTGGATGCTGGAAAGATTACGTCGGGTACAGTGGATGCTGCACGCATTAAAGCGAATAGTATCGACGGGTCAAAAATTGCATTCGATGAAGCTTTCTTCAACGGGTTATCCGCAAACCAAGCCTACCTGAAGAAATTGTTTGCCAAGGATGCGTTTTTGACAGCAGTGCAAGCCGTCACCTTGTCAGCAAGTAAGATTGCGGGTGGAGTGCTGGAGGCAACAAACGGAGCAGTGAGGTTTGATTTGAACAACGCGAATCTTGCGTTTAACCAAAATGCGACAATCAATTTTAACAGCGATAACAATGCATTAGTGCGGAAAAAAGGAGATGTTACAGCCTTCATTAACTTCGCGGACGACCCCGTTTCTGGAGGTGTCTATGCAGGAATTGGTGTGACTTCTCACGCCGTAGGTGTGACGACAGCGAATAACAGCGATAGAGGTAAATTTGCCGGTATGCGTGTGTATCGACCAAATGATACCCTTGATTTAGTGCGGTTAATTGGTGATACAATCACACTTGCACACGGTACGGAAGGAAGGTATTTTAGTTTCAAACCATCTCAGCTACGCAACAATGTTGATATGCTGAAACTCGCAGGGGCGGTCTACACATTAAGCAGGATATTTATGCATTTGAGCGCCAACGGATGGGCTTTTGATCATCCTAATTTTATAAAAGGTGTAAAAGAAGAAATGGCACGGAATTGGCTGCAAGATTTTGCAAATGAAGGTTTACCAAGATAATAAAAGAAGGAGAAAACATGAACCAAGAACAAATCAACCAAGCGCTACGCTTGACTAATAACGACCTCGTGGCAAAACTGTCAGAGGAGATGACAACGAAGAACTTGCTCGCTGTGCAACTAACTGAGGCACAGCAGACCATCGCAGGTCTGCAGTCTGAAATCGCAGACCTGACCCAGCAACTGGACGAAGCTACTAAACCAGAAGAAATCATTGACCAAAAAGAAGGAGAATAATCATGACTGAAACTACTAACAATACTTTACTCGACTTATCAACTATTACAGAACCATTTGACCTTGCGACTGCATTGCAGTACATGAAGGAAAACGGGGAATTCATTCGCTGTAAGAATGCGACAAATGATTTTTATATGTACCGTGATGTCCAACGTCGACCAGGTATTGTCAACGGCCGTCGTCAATTCGTAGAAGTTGAAACTGTGTGGGCCTTTAATCAGTGGGGCGGAACTACAACGACAATCAACGTTGCTGATCTCTTCAATGAGGAGTTCTACATCATGCAGTTTGATGAAAACGGAAATCCAGATTGGACAGAACCAACAGCAGGAGCGGAGGCGTAAAGCATGGTTATGATGTTATCTAAAATGCCGCCGCATCCTGCAGGGATGTTTGATTTTCTACGCGAACTTATTGCAACAGAGGACGGTCTTGTCCTCTTTTTGCTTAGCTTAATTGTGGTCATGGAAATCGTTGATTTTCTGTCAGGTACCTTTGCTGCTATGATTAATCCTGGCATTGAGTACAAGTCAAAAATTGGCATCAATGGTCTTATCCGTAAAATGATGGGCATTATCTTGCTGACAGTTTTAATTCCAATGTCGGTGCTTTTGCCTGAGCAGACGGGTGTGGCGTTTCTTTACACAATTTACGTCGGCTATCTAATCTTGACTTTTAAAAGCCTGGTAGAAAACTACGGTAAAGCAAAAGGCGATACGAGTATATTTGCTAATGTGATTTTAGCGCTTGAAAAATTAGTTAGAAGCGAACCTAAAACCCTTGATGCCAACAAAATTTCTACTGGGACTATCCAGCCTGAAAAAATGAAAGCAGATTTGGGTGAGGGGAATATTGCATTTAATTTTGAAAAGGAGGACTAATCATGCAATTTGACGAAGTAATCGAGTTCAACGACGAACTCTATCAAAAAAATATCGCTGACCACGAATTTCCGAAAACGGATGATTTAGATGGTAAAGGAGGAGAATATGAGTAATCTAGGTCTTAAAATGATTCAAATGCTTGTGCCTGCTGCTAAGTATGGTATTAAGTGTCCAAACGCTATGATCCCTCAATGGTTGACCATCCACAATACCGCAAACAATGCGTCTGCTTTAGCGGAAATCAGTTACATGAATGGCAACTGGAACGAAGTATCTTATCATTGGGCAGTGGATGATGAGCAGGCCATCCAAGCCATTCCGCACAATCGTAATGCCTGGCATTGTGGAGACGGCACAAATGGTACAGGCAATCGTAAATCAATCGGCATTGAGATTTGTTATAGTCTGACTCCTGGACATCCTAAATATGCAAAAGCTGAGGATAACGGAGCTAAATTAGCAGCGATTATCTTGCATCAGTTGGGTTGGGGCGTTGACCGCATCCGCAAGCATCAAGATTGGTCTGGCAAATATTGCCCGCACCGCATCTTGGATAATGGCAACTGGGAAGGTTTTAAAGGTAAAGTACAGGCTTATCTATTGCAATTGCAAGGCAAAGCAGTAGTAGCACCACAGCCAGCCCCTAAAGTGGCGACTGCCCAACCTAGAACGGCTAGTGTTAATGCTGGTGCTCGTGAATATGCGGAAACGGGTGTGTTTACTGCCACAGAAGACATCTATTTCCGCAATGAGCCGAACTTAAACGGTCGTACACAAGGCATGTACTACAAAGGAGAGTCAGTGACTTATGACCGTGTTCGTGTTGATTATAATGGCTTCGTATGGATTAGTTGGATTTCTGCAAGCACAGGTATTCGTCGTTGGATGCCGATTAAGGTTCGTAAAAATGGCCAGACCACAGAAGTGTGGGGCAATGTAAAATAG